ACCCAGATCAATGCCTCGTGCGCAGATGGCCTGGCCGTGGCCGGCGCCAATGCGCCTTGCATCGCAGGAGGCGTATTGGTATTGGTGACGAACGTGTAGTCGGCGATCGTCACTGCACGGATCTGAGCACGGGCATCCGTAACGCCGCTCAGGTAGCTGTATCCACCAGGGGCGGTAACCGTTTGCTGCACCCCGTTGAGGTCAAACACCTCAATGCCACTGCTGGTGATGACCGCCAGGTATTCCTCCACGTTGTCCCGCAGGATGCTGTGGATGAACGCATCGCCAAAGTCGGTGTTCGACACCAAGGCAATGGTCTGGGTGCAGTCGCGCTTGCGCAGGCCCTCAAGGATTGAGGACATGCCGTTGATCTGGATCTCGCCTTGAGAGGGATCGCGCTGCGCATCAGGCTGCTGGCTGATGCCTTGCGCAAGGTTTGGAATCGCGTAGGAGTACAGGCTCATCAGAGGCGCAGTCCTGCACTGATGCGACGGGTGGCTAGGCCGCTAGCCGGTGCATACGTCGGGAAGGGGAAGTAGTTCCTGCCGCCCGTCAGGATGTTGGCCTGCTCGACCTGCTGCTCCATCCGCTCGAGCGTGGCCTTGGCGTCCTGCTCGTCCTGTGCCGTGTACCGGTAGAGAGCATCAGAGCCCAGTACCCGGTTGGAAAACACCCGCGCTGAGCGGATGGTGGTCCAGCGGTTGTAGGCCTCAGGGGCCTCATCCCAGGGCAATAGCCAGATCACATCAGCGTGCAGGTGGGGGATGTCGCTACCCAGCACGGAGGTGCGCTTCTCGCGGTCATAGACGTATTGACCACGCAACTGAAAACGCCCGGCGTAGGCGTAGGGATCCATCGAGAACCGGACCACGTTCTCGGGAACACGAATCTTGTTGGTCGTTGCGTCCTTGGTGAACTCGTAGTCGTACTCGGTATTCCAGCTCCAGCCTTTGACCTGACCGTCCTTGTGAAACTCCAGCAGGGTGCGCTCAGCTACTCGCGCATCGACGATCTGCTGGTCCTCCAGCGTGTTCACCGGCTGCTCGCCGATGTTCTCCAATAAGACGTTGACCGCATCCAGGAGGGTCGTCCTGCCTGGCGTGACCGCTTGGTTCGCTACGCCCATCTGACCACTACAGGCTTGTAGTGCTCATTCTGCAAGACAACAAAAAAAGGGGCCAGCAAAGCCAGCCCCAAGGTGAACATTCGTCCCCCTGCGCTCAGGGGATAACGATCTTACAAGCGGACTCAGCGCGCAGAACGCCCATGCCCAGGGCCTGGCGGGCCACAAGCAGGTCGGACTGGTACTGAACGCGATACTCAGGGCCAGTCATCTGCAGAGCAGGATTCAGCAGGGTCAGGACGCCAACGGCTTCCTTGCTGAAGATCAGGCCCTTGCACTTGGACAGATCCTGGGCGTAATCAGCGTTGTGATCGCCAGCGACCAGGCTGTAGGAAGCCTGGGTGACGTGGTTGGACATCATCACGGGGATGCCAGCCACGCGCAGGGTCTGACCGGTAGCAATGGTGCCGTTGCTGCCGCCACCGCCGTTGAAGTCGGCGTTGATCGCGCGCGAAGACTGCGAGATCAGGAAGTAGTCCTCAGGAGTGAAGACTGCATACATGCCGTCAACGGGCACGTCCTTCTGCTCGAAAGCAACGCGGGCATCGAAGATGGCGTTCACCAGGGCGTCGCCCTTGGCCTGACGGGTGGCAGAAGTGCCGGTGTAGTCAGTGCCCAGGGTGATGGCATTACCAGTCTTGTGAGCATTGATGGTCTTGCTCAGAGGCTGGGTGGTGTTGCTTGCAGCCGCAAAGATCATGCGGGCAACACGCTTGTCGTACTCGTAGGCCAGAGCCCGGCCCAGCTCGGTCGTGTAGACCTGGCGGACATCGAAGTAGGACATCAGCTCGTCCACCTCGAGGATCGCCACGTCGGCAATCATCAGGGCATCGAGGCTGATCACGCGCTCATTCAGGTCGCTGGGATCATTCCCAGTGCCGGTGATTGCGGTGCCGGGCTGGTGGTAGGAAGCCTCCAGGCGGCCGGTGATCGGGAAGGCAACGCTCTTGCCGCCGCGGATGTTCCGCTCACGGACTTTGCCTTTGAAAACGGTGGTACGCAGGAAGGAGTCGAGCACCTCAGCGGCACCCAACTTCAGCATCAGAGCGCGGTCGGCATCGAGGCCAGTAGCGCCAGCACCCCAAGTGGCGGCGGTGCCTTTGATCTGGCCAAGACGCGAAAGGATTGGAGCAGTCATTGCTCTAATTGGTAAGTGGACGTTGTTTCAGAGCGTCTTGCCAACAACTGCCACGAGTTGTCCTCCTTGAAGGGCCCGCCGTTTTGGTTGCTCTTGTGAATGAACGTACTAAAAAACGTCGCTTGCCGCCATCATTTGCGCCACCTTATTCCTGTAGGCCTCGTCAACCTCATACAAGCGTTGGCCGCGCTCATTGGTCTTGTTCATGGCATCCAAGACCTGCTGCTGGCTTTCAAAGCGGGTTTGACGTGGTGCATTTCCACCCCCGTAGAGCTTTGGTTCCACCACCGCATCAGGAGCCGAGCGCCGGGCCACCATCGCCTTGATTGCCCACTCGATCGCTGCCTTGTTGCCGCTATCGACGACAGCGTTGTAGCTGGCCAGCTCGCTCTCCTCGAGGTTGGCTGACGCCCAAGCGCTCAGATCAGCGAAGCCCTGGTCGCCGCCGACCATCGCCTTGATCTCAGCAGCATCGGCTTCTGACATTGCCGGCTGCTGGGTGCCAGAAGCCTGGGCCTTTCCCACGTAGTTCTCCACCACCTGGCGGGGAACCTGGAACACCTCAGCGAGATCGTCGAAATGGTTGCTGATGTCCTCGCCGTTGTCGGCCTTGAACATCACCTCAGCAAGGTCAATCCCCTTGGCCTGCAAGGCTTCTACGGCTTCTGAGCCATACACTTGCGCAGCCTGCTCTGGGCTATAGCTTTGAGAGGGAGATGCCTCGGCTGGGTCCGACTCTGCGCGATCGGGTTGGCCCAGTTTTCTTTGCAGCTCCTGGTAAGAGCGCTCCAGCTCTTCAACGCTCTTGAACTTGCCAGCCAGCAGCTGTTGCTCTTGCTGTTGGCTGCCTTGCTGTTCCTGGATGAACTCCTCGAGCAGGCTTTCCTGCCCAGGGGCCACCATCCCCTCCACCGAACCTTCCGGTGTGGTGATTTGAGGGGCGGCGATGTCGACGTTGGTTGGGGTCGTGGTCATTCGGGTTGGTCTTGCGGTGGTTGTTGCGCGGCCATCTGCATGTCTTGTGCAGCGGCCGCGGCATTGGCCAACTTCTGTGGGTCAGCCATGCCGGCTTGCATGGCCTGCTGAGCCATGGCCATCTGCTGCTGCTGCTGCATTTCGGCCATGAGCTCTTCCTCTGACTTGACGAGTCCGAGGATGTCGATGCCCATGCTGTACGCCAGGCGCTTGATTAACTCAGGCGGCCGGACGTACTGAGCCAGGGCATCAGGCCCCATCGTTTGGCCGAGGGTGGTGGTGAATCGCACCAACTGCTCGAGGTCATTGCCGCGGCCCACAGCTGCCAAGCCCACCGTCATCACGGGCTTCACCAGCTGCTTGTCCATCTTTGGCACCTTGCCGGCGCGGGTCAGGATGTCGAGCTTGCGAGCGACATACGGCACCTGGAACTCGGTGGTGAGGATGCTGTAAATCGACCCCAGAGAGTTCTCAATCTGCAGCGCTTGCAGGCGGACCTCCTCAGCTGTGACGCGCTCTGCATCACGCATGTCGGCCAGCATGAAGGCCTGCGCCAGGCGTGCCTCGATCTGCTGCTTGCCTTGCATGGCAACACCCAGATCGGCTGACTTCTGCACCTGCAGTGCCAGCACGTCGTTGGGATCACCTGTCACAAAGGCGCCGTTGGGGGCCCGGGCTAGGTCAGCAGCCTTGGTGACGCCATTGGGCTTGACCAGGAACAGCACCTTGCTGCTGGCCAGGCTGCCTTCAGCAATCGCCTGACACAGCGCCTCAACGGTCTGCAGGTCAGCGATGGCAGCTGATTCGACGTAGCCGACGCCGTAGTTGGCGCCTGCAATGCGCGTCATCCGCAACGGCAGCCAAGGGCTGACCTCCTTGGGGGCCTTGCCTTCAGTGCCAGGGATGATCTTGCCGTTGATCTCCTGGTGCCAGTAGACGTTCTTCCCCTCCCAATAGATGTAGGTGTAGAGCTTGACGGTCTTCTCCTTGCCCTTGGTCGTTATGTCATTTCGATCGAGAATGCCCTTGAGCTCGTCGTCTTCCTCGTAGCACATCTCTTGGACGTTCTTTGGCAGCTGATACAGCGCCAACTGCTCGCAAGTGACGACCTCCAGGGGGTTACCCATGGGGTCACGCGAGCACACATAACGGTTCAGGTGATAAACCCTGAGCCCTTCCGGCGAGACATACAGCAGGGCGTTGCCCGAGACGATCAGGTGCAGCAGCGCCTCGTGGAAGACCACGCGGTCATTGCTGGCTTCGATCTCCCGGAGCACCAGCCGCTCGATTTTGCTGAGCGCCTCTTCGACTTGTGATTTCTGCTGAGGTTCTACCCCCTGCTTGGCGAGCTCACCTTCATCCAGCGAGAAGCGGAAGAACTGCTGCGTTGGTGGCAGCAGGGCCAGCAGCATTCGGCTGGCCAGGTTGAGCACCCCGCGGGCGCCAATGCCATTCCATGGGACGGCATAGGACTGCCGGTTTTCTGCTGTCGGCTCACTGGTTTCCGGGATCAGGTACGGAATGGTGAGGCGAGCAGCGACGCGAGCGCGATCGAGGTAGTGATCTCGGTCTGACTCAAGCCGGCGGTAGCAGTGTTCAGCAAGTTCCATGTCTTACACCGAGATGTTGGCGCCGGAGCCAGCGCCATAACTGCCAGCACCCATGCGCAGGCCTGGTGTTGTGGTCTTGGCGCCTCGTGTCATGCGCCGTGTGGTGTCGACGGCAGCGGTCGGCCCCTGGCTAGCGCGCCGGTTGGCCAGGATCTGCAGCGATTGCGTTACCGCTTGACCGCGAGCACCAATGCCGGCCAGTCGTTCCTGCTGTTGTGTTGACAGCTGCTGCGCTTCAGCTGCCTGCTTCGCTTCTGCCTCAGCCTGCTGCTGCTGCAGCGCAATCATCTGGGCCTGTTGAGCGGCTGCTGCAGCCTCACGTTCACGCGCCAGTTGCGCCAACTGCTCCTGCTTACGCCTTGCTTCAGCGTCTGCTTCAGCCTGACGACGACGGGCCTCCTCCATCATCGCCGTGTTTCGCTGCGGTCCTGCGCACATGATCAGACTCCGATATTGAGGCCAGCGCCTTCAGTGGCGGGCAGTGCTGCCCGACTGATGCGCAGGTTGGTTTGTGGGTTCTTCTTCTTCGTCGTCGCAGCAGTGG